TGCTCTCACGATAGACACGTCGGATCCGTTCATCGATCCGGTCGAGTTCGGTCAGCTACTGAAGATGGCCGACGAGGTAGAGACGTGGGCGAAGTCGCTACGCGGCGCCGCATACAACGAACTCAAAAAGGGGCGCGAGGTCGACGGCTACAAGCTGGTCGAAAAGCGCCGCACGCGGTCGTGGATCAACGAAGGGGAGGCGGCCGACCGGCTGCGCGCCCTCGGTATCAACGACCCATACGACCGCAAACTGGTTTCGCCTTCGCAGGCGGAAAAGTCGGTCAAGGCAGCAGGCGGTAAGCCGGCTGACCTTGCCGACATTATCGAGGCCCGTTCTCCGGGTCTCACCCTGGCGGAGGCGAATGATCGTCGACCCGCCGTTGAAATCAGCCACGGCGAAGCGTCGCTGGCTGCGTTGAAATTGCCAACAGATGGAGTTTGATATGGCAAACGAACTACAGAGCTACTTCGAAACCGCGACCAGCATCGACAAGCTGGACAGCATCCTGGAAAGCGCAGTCGCGACCGGCGTTGTCGGCGCGGCGAACGATCCGTACCCGCTGCTGAAGATTGATCAGGCGACAGGCCAGATGATCTATGGCGCGGAGAACGTCGTGCTAACCAACGGAACGTCCTGGGCGGTGAACCCCTACTCTTTCGAGCAGGGTTTAGTCTGCTGGGACGATAACCGCACGAAGAAGGGCGAGATCATGGTGCCGCTCGGTGAGAAGGTGCCCGAGCCGGAGCAGACCGGTATCGGCTGGAACTGGACCGAACAGGTCGCGTTTCAGCTTGCCGACCTCGATGACCCGACGATGGTCATCAAGCTCTGCAACTCTTCGAAGGGTGCTCAGAAGGCATTCTCGGCCTTACTGGCTGCTATCCGGTCGCGGCCGGACGCCAACCACGCGGCGCCCGTGGTGCGACCTTTTACATCTTCATACGAGCTGAAGAAGTTTGGACGCACCGTTTGGGAGCCCAAGTTCCCGGTCCATGACTGGATGAACCACAAAACCGGTGAGCTGCTGAGCGGCGCATCGGCAGAAGACACGAGCGACGCAGCACCTGCTGTTGAAGGGACATCGGATGATGCGCCGGTCGTGAAGCGCGCAGCGCGACGGACCAAGGTTACCGTCGAGTAAGGCGCGCGGGGGTGCCGCCGGAGAGATTACCTGCCGGGCTGGCGGCGCCCCCTCGACTTTTATGACAGACAGAATTTTACATATCGATTACGAGACACGGTCTCGCGAACCGCTCTTTCAGGGCGGCGCGTATCGCTATGCCCGTCATCCGTCGACCGACATCATCTGCCTCGGTTGGGCGTTCGATGACGACGAACCGCAGATATGGACACCGGCGGATCCGCTGCCGGAAGAGGTTCGCGCGCACCTGAACCGTGGCGCGCATCGATCGATACATGCACATAACGCCGCGTTCGAGCGGCTGATCACGAGGCACGTCCTGAGCCGGTACGCGGCACTCGCCTGGACCCCCGTCGATGCGTGGTATTGCACGGCGGCGCAGGCCCGCGCGCGATCGCTGCCGGCGGGGCTCGATGATCTTGGTCGGTGTCTCCGCCTGTCGACGCAGAAGGATCAGCGCGGCAAGGAGCTGATCCGCCAGCTCAGCGTCCCGGTGTTCGACAAGGTAACCGGCAAGATGGAATTCAGGCACGACGCTGATCTCTTGCAGGAGATGTACGACTACTGTTCGCGCGACGTCGAGGTCGAGAGACTGGCGGCGAAGGCAACGCAGCCGCTGACCGATGACGAGTTCGCGGCCTACGTTGCAAACGAACGCGTTAACGATCGCGGCCTGATGGTCGACGTCGAGCTCGCGGGGGCGGCTGCTGATTATGCCGACGATGAGGTTGCGGACATCAACGCCGAACTGTCGAAGCTGACAGGCGGCAAGATTACATCGACGCGCCAGGTGCAGCGTCTGAAGGAATACATCGAGCCGCTGCTCGCGTCCGATGAGCTGGTACGTGACGCTGTCACGAGGACCGAGCGCGATCGAAAGACTGGAGAAACCAAGCAGCGTATATCCCTGGACCGGACCGCCAGGGCGCGCCTGATGGGCGTGGAAGAGACCAACCCCGGACGCTTTGATCCCACATTCGTCCGGCTGCTGGAGCTTATAGAAAGCGCCGGCCGGTCATCGGTTGCCAAGTACCGTAACATGGTGACCCGCGCAGAAGATGATAGCCGGGTACGTGGCGCGTACATCTTCTCCGGTGCGCCCCAGACCGGCCGGTTCAGCTCCGCTGGTCTCCAGGTCCATAACTTTCCACGGTCCACGTCGGACGATCCGGAGGCGATGCGCGCCGCGATTATCGAGCGCCGGCCTGTCGATAACGTCATGTCGGAGCTCAGCCGCATGCTACGGCCTGCGATCAAGGCGCCGCGCGGACATCGGTTTGTCTGCGGGGACTGGTCGCAGATCGAGGCACGGATGCTGCCCTGGCTCACGGGTCACGGGGACCGGGTGCTCGATGTCTTTCGCGGCATGGACGCCAACCCCGCGGCGCCGGACAACTACATGCTGGCAGCGTCCGACATATTCGGTAAGCCGGCGAAGGACATTACGAAGGACGAGAGGGCGGTCGGTAAGGTCGTCGTGCTTGCCTGCGGCTATGCCGGCGGTCTCGGGGCGTTCAATTCAATGGCGCAGGCGTTCGGCGTTGTCATGTCCGACGATGCTGCGCGCGACGTGATCTATTCCTGGCGTGCCAACAACGACTGGGCGGTCCAGTTCTGGCGCGATATACAAAGCGGCGCGATCGATGCGCTCGAGACGAAGGGCACACAGGTCAATGTCGGACGGCTCAGGTTCTACGCGCCGCCGGCGACGGATCTTCTGTTCATGCAGTTACCGTCCGGCCGGGTGATCAGTTATCCGGAGGCGCGCGTCGACATCATCGAGACGCAGCGCGGATCTGAATTCGAGATTACAGCTATCAAGGCAAACTGGCGGCCAGGCGAGGGCGAACAGCACTGGCCGAGGGTCCGTTTATACGGCGGCCTGATGGCGGAGAACGCGACGCAGGCAGCGGCGGCCGATATACTTAGGCGCGCGCTTGTCGAGCTGGATGATCTGGGCTGGCCGGTTGTCGGTCACACCCATGACGAGCTGCTGCTCGAGGTCGAGACCGGTGAGGTCGACGAAGCCCAAGAGCAGCTACGGCGCGCAATGATGTACGTGCCGGACTGGGCGGAGGGTCTCCCTCTCAATTGTGAATTATGGACCGGCAGGAGGTATCGGAAGTGACGACGCAACTCGAATTTCTATCTACAGTTTTTCAGAACCGAGAAGACGACGAGCATATTCTGATCGCGCAGCAGAAGCCGAACGGCAGCTTCCTGAACGTCCAGGGGCTCGGTAAGGCGCATATGAGCTGGGTCGAGAACGACATGCCATACGCGACTTACGTCAACGTGTCGTCGGTGCGGGCGCCGCGGAACGAAGAACCCTGGCGGCGGAAGAAGACCGACTGCGTCGCGGCGTTTCTATTGGTTCTCGATGATATCGGCACCAAGGTGAACCCTGACGATATCCCGGTCGAGCCGACCTACAAGCTCGAGACGTCGGAGGGGAACTATCAGTGGGGTTACATGCTGGTCCCCAATGAAGACCTGCCGCGGTTCGAGGCGCTGGTTAAGGCTCTCGCAAAGAGGGGACTGACGGATCCGGGTGCCGAGGGATGCAATCGCGTTGTCCGGATACCGGGCTCGGTAAACCTGAAGCCTGGCCGGGACAACTTTGTGTCACGCCTGACGGTGTGGGAGCCCACGCGCGAATGGGAGCTGGACGCTCTCGCCGCGGAGTTCGGCCTCGATCTCGAAAACGAGCCGAGATGGGTGATCATCCGCGAAGAGAGCACCGCGCTGCTCGACGAAACGCCCCCGGTGCCGGATCCGTTCTATGACTGGCTCGCCGATAACGGCTATGTCGTCAGCGACGACGGCGTCAGCGTGTGGGCGACGATCAAATGTCCCTGGGCTGACGGTCACACATCTCCGGGTGATACGGCTGGCTATAATCCGCTAGGGCGCGGTGACCAGCGCTTTGCCGAATACCGGTCATTCAAATGCTTCCACGGGCACTGCGAGAACCGCAAGTTCTCCGACTTCATGGACTGGGCGGCGCCGCTTGGCGCACCGATTGTCCCGGCGCGTGACGTGATGCCGATCGCGCAGGCACGCTACGTCTACGTAGGCGACGAGAAGAAGGTCGCCGACATGGCGCAGCGAAAGCGCGGCGGCACCTGGCTCTGGGAGCTCGAGGCGTGGAGCCACATGAACTATCACCGGATCAATGCGCGCGACTACGATCGGCCGGTGCTGCTGAAGACGGCGTTCCTGGCGCACGAAGACACGCGGAAGGTAGCGTCGGCACGTTACCTGCCGGGCCAGGACGAGATCGCTGTCGCGTTCGACCAGGAGGTGGTGAACACCTACGTGCCGCCGGCGCATGCAGAGACATCAGAACGGCCGGAGATTTTCCTCGATCACCTGGACTACCTGATTCCGGATGATGCGGAGCGCGCCTGCTTCCTCGACTGGCTGGCTTACAAGATCCAGAACCCTGACAAACGGTCCTACGCTGTCGTCCTGGTGGCCGAAGATGCATTTGGTATCGGTCGGTCATGGGTCGGCCTGATGTTGCAGAAGGCGCTCGAGGGGCACGTCGGCCACGCGACGCTGGCGCAGCTTATCGGGAAGGGGACGTCAGCGGATCGCACGTATAACGACTGGGCGGCTGAGTGCCAGTTCCTGATTGTCGATGAAGCGAAGGACGTGACACGTGAGGATTTCTGGTCCAGCTACGAGACATTCAAGCAGCGTATTGATACGTCGCCGGTGCAGTTTCGTGCGAATACGAAGTACGGAAAGACCTCCCAGGACACGATGTGGTTCAACGCGCTGATCTTTTCGAACCACGCCGATGCGATGACGATACCGGAGGACGATCGGCGCATCGCGGTGTTTACGAACGCCGTCGAGAAGGCATCGACCGAGTACTACGAACGCCTGCATGCGGCCCTCGGTGACGAGCTCGAGCCGCGGCGCCTGTATTGGTATTTGAAGCATCGCGACGTGTCGCAATTCAACCCTGCGATCCCTCCGATGACGGATGCCAAGAAGGTCATGATCGAGGTGTCACGGTCTCCGGCTGAGGAGATCCTCGAGTATCTTCAGGACAATCTGACCGGCGATCTCGTGACCCGAAAGCAGCTCCAGGGGCACGTGAAACGTGTCGCGCGACAGCTTGGTTATGACAATATCGAACACAATCCCGGCAGCACAGCACGTCGGATCTGGCGCATGATTGGCTCACTTGAGCCCGGATCGAAGCACGGATACCGGGTCACGATCGACACGGAGCGAGATGAAATCCGAGCCGTGCGGGGGAAAGGGGAATGGAAAAACAAAATTTCGGAAATTAGTCGGGACGAAATCATCGCTGAAATCCGCTCGAACAGCGATCAGCCGTTCAATCTGGCGGTGATGCAATGAATAAAAACCCCCAGACACCCCCAGCGCCTTTTATTATTTTTCAATCACTTAGATACCAATTGGGGTATTGGGGGTTTGGTCCCTATGGAGGTTGGAAATTAGTAATAAAAAGGGGGACACGTAAATCAGGGGTTTATAGGAGGGGGTCCCCCCTTCCCCTTTCCCCCAGCGGCGCGGCGGCATCGATATGACGCGCCAGCAAGAAAACATCCGCATCGAGGAGACGGCACGTGCCGGCGTGTACCGTGCCAGGCGGGTCGATCTCGTGGAACGCTGGCTCGACCGCGGACTGGTGACGGATCGACAGCACGCGGCGGCGCATGATTTTGCACTGACGTTCGAGGCGGCGGCGCTGCGTGAGCATTTCGCGTTGTCGGGATGGAACCTCGACAAGGTTGACGGCGCCCGTGGTGATAGCGATCACATGTCGGCATCGGTGGTGAACGCCCGAAAGCGCATCGACCAGGCGCGCGCCATCCTCGGGCCGAGCATGTGGCCGGTCACCGTGGACGTTGTCGGATCCGGCATGAGCTTGCGCGAACACGCGCTCCGTGCCTCGTCGGGCGTGCACCGTGTCACGCATCACGAGGTCCGCGGCCGGCTGCTGGCGGCACTGGATCTATTGGAGCGCGCCTGGCAATAACACAATATATTGTGTTTAGGGGTTGACTGGGACCCAATATTTAGTAGTATTTGCTTAGATGGGAACCCTAGCGTCCTCCCTGGACTCTCTCCTCAGACCCCATCTACCTGAGAAAGCCCTGCCTGACCCACCGGCGGGGCTTTCTCGTTTTTAACCCCGCACAGGAAGGATCGTTTGATGCCAGGACATTACGGCAAGGGCATGGCTATGAAGAAAAAGGTGAAGTCGCAGAAGAAAAAAGCGACTGCGATGAAAAAGACCTCAGCGCGAAAGAAAGCCCGCCGGGCCTGATGGCGACCTCGGTCAAGGCCGCGTTTGTAGCGTCGCATCGCCCGAAGAAGAGAAAGCTGGGCAGCGGCCGCAGCGTCAAGGTGACGAAGAAGCCGAGCAATCTCGGGAGGGGCAAGTAATGGCGAAACGTCCTGGGCTCTATGCCAACATCCACGCCAAGCGCAAACGCATCAAAGGCGGCTCGAAAGAGAAGATGCGTAAGCCTGGATCCAAGGGCGCACCGACTGCTGCTGCATTTCGTGCGTCGGCCAAGACGGCGAAGGGCAAGCGCAAGCGCAAGAAGTAATGGCGCAGAAGTCTATTCGGCGCACGACGAAGGGCAAGGGCGCCAACTACCGAAAGACCAAGGCCGGCGCAGGCATGACGAAGAAGGGTGTGCGTGCTTATCGCAAGGCGAACCCTGGCTCGAAGCTGAAGACCGCTGTCACCGGCAAGGTGAAGAAGGGGTCGAAGGCAGCGAAGCGTCGCAAGAGCTACTGCGCCAGGTCTCTCGGCCAGCTTAAACGCAGCTCGGCCAAAACCCGTAACAATCCTAACTCTCGCATACGGCAAGCTCGCCGGCGGTGGAAATGCTGATGGCTGAAACGAAGAAGAAAAACGGACGACCGACGAAGTTCCAGGACGCGTTTACCGATCGCGTGTTCGACTTCGCGTTGGTCGGCATGACGGACGACGAGATAGCCGGCGCGCTGAAGGTCGACCGCGCGACGCTCTACCGTTGGAAGAACTCTCACGCGGAGTTTTGCGACGCCATAAAAAGAGGTCGTGATCGGTACGACACCGAAGTCGTCGAGAAGGCGCTGCAACAGCGCGCGGCGGGCTACGAATACACTGAAGAGGTTATGACACGTGACGGGCCGTCCGTGATTACCAAGCGGTTTCACGGATCCGACACGGCGGCGATTTTCTGGCTGAAGAACAGACAGCCGGAACGGTGGCGTGACCGCGTAGAACACGAAATGCGCGCTGCTGTCGCTGTCGCTGACGCCCGGACGGACGCCGAGAAAGCGAGGCTGATCGCGTTCGCTCTGGCGAAGGGCGCCAATGAAACAGACACTTGACGCCTATCTGGACAAGCTGACCGGCCTCGATGACGACAAGGTCGACCAGCTCGTCGAAGAAGCGAAGGCGCTTATCGGTGACCGGCCCTGGATCCCTAATCCGGGACCACAGACGGAAGCGTTCTACTCCGATGCTGACCTGCTGCTATACGGCGGGCAGGGCGGTGGCGGCAAGACGGATCTCATTGCCGGCCTTGCCCTTACCGAGCATAGCCGCAGCCTGTTACTGCGGCCGCAATACACGGATCTAGGCGCCCTTATCGAACGCGTGGTGGCGATCTCCGGCAGCCGTAAGGGGCTGAACTCGGCACCGCCGGCGCAGTACAAGTACGACGATCGTGTGATCGATTTCGGTGCCGCGGCGTCGCTCGATCGGGCAGAGACCTGGCAGGGTAACCCGCACGACCTGATCGCGTTCGACGAAGCGTGTCAGTTCCTCGAGCCCGTAGTCCGGTTCCTGATGGGCTGGAACCGTGCAGCGGACAAGGAACTGGGCGGCACGTCGAGACAGCGGGTCAGGACGGTGATGGCATCGAACCCGCCGATCAGCGCATCCGGTGACTGGGTCATCGGCATGTTCAGGCCGTGGCTCGATATCACGCACACGAACCCCGCGGAGCACGGTGAGCTCCGCTGGTTTATCACGGATCCTGACGGCAAGGACCTCGAGGTCGACGGCCCTGATGACATCAAGACGTTCGATCACGTCGACTACATACCTCGATCGCGGACGTTCATCCCGGCAGCACTGTCGGACAACCCGTTTCTGGTCGATACAGGCTACCAGGCGACGCTCGATGCGATGCCGGAGCCGCTGCGATCGGCCATCCGTGACGGTAACTTCATGGCGGCCCGTGAGGACGACGACTGGCAGGTGATACCGACGACCTGGGTGCTGGCTGCGAATGAACGGTGGCACAACGGCAAAGACAACAAGCCGTTGTCAGCGATCGGCCTCGATGTCGCGCGCGGCGGACGAGACGACACGGTATTCGCACCGCGGCACGGCAACTGGTTTGACGAGCTCACGGTCGTTCCAGGCCGTGACACGCCAGACGGTCCGAGTGTTGCTGTCCTGGCGGCCGGCATGCTGCGAGAGGACGCCATCGTCGCGGTCGACACTATCGGCATCGGGGCAGATGCGGAGACAGCGTTGAAGAACGCAGGGCTGCCGTATGAGGCCATGAACGGCGCCGAGAAGGCGACGGGGCACACACGAGACGGCAACTTCGCGTTCTACAATCACCGATCCGAGATGTGGTGGCGGATGCGAGAGGCACTCGACCCGGACTACGGTCTCGAGGTCGCGCTACCGCCGGATCCGAAACTACAGGCTGACCTGACGGCACCGACGTACAGCGTGCGGCCGGGGCAGCCGCCCAAGATCTACGTCGAGGGCAAGCAGGACATCATCAAGCGGCTCGGTCGATCACCGGACCGCGGCGATGCTGTCGTCTACGCCTGGAACGGTGGCAGCCTCGATGCCGGGCCACGTGCAAGGCTGCGGTCACGGACGGCAGTCGGTGCGACACCGAAGCCTGAAATGGACTACGACGAGCTGCGGTATGGCTGATCTCGTATCCTGGACACGGCCGGCGACACACGACGACCTGGCCGTAATGCTGCTGGGTGCGCGTGAGGCTAACGCCGAGAGCAACTGGAACCTGACGTGGAACCAGGATTACGCGGAGCAGTACCTGTCGGCGCTGATCGACAGCCCGCACACTGACGCGATCGTGATCGAGGTCGAGGGCGTCATGCGGCCCGTCATAGCAGGCGCATCGTTCGTCGCAGCGTCCTACGAGTTCCATGACGAGCCGCTTTGCTACGTCTGCAAGTTCTGGATCCTGCCGGCGTACCGCCGCGGTGATCTGTCTACCAAGCTGACCCAGTCGACGATCGACTGGGCAAACGACCACGGATGTTCGCACATCTTCACAACCGCAACCGCCGGCCTCGATCGCGTACAGCAATCGTTGTTCGTGCGCCTGATGAAACGACACGGGTTCGATGACGTCGGCCCCGTAATGCAATTATCTCTGGAGGATTAAAACATGGGTAAATTTACACCAGCACCGCCACCACCGCCGCCCGCTCCGCCGCCGGTCCCGACAATCGAGGACCCGGCTGTTGAGGAACGCACCCGACAGGTCGACAGGTCTCTACGTCGCCGCCGTGGGCTAGGCCAGACCGTCAACACGTCCGGCGCCGGTGCAATGGGTGCGGCCGATACCCGGCGTTCAACGCTCCTGGGTGAATGATGTGGGTAAGTTTGATGCGTTGTTTCAAACG